ATTAGAATTAAGCAAGTCATCTAAGTCTGAGAATTGACCCATGATTCCGCCAACCTCTTTCTTTTCATGAGTGTGTGTCTCAGCTACCCCGCTTTCGCAATAATCGCACTCATCTAAAGGCTCGCGTGTTATCCATGCGTCTAGTGCTTTCTTATCTAGGCTCATAGTATTGCTCCGCACTTATCGCAAGGCTTTCCGATATGCTCCACGCCTAGCGCGTCATACTTGGTACCTTTCCAACAATTTTGGCACACGATTACGAAGTCAAAGTCCATTTTAATTTACCCCCTGAACGCTATCCCAAATTTCTGCGGGAACGTACGTTGTCCACTTAGACTTTAAGTCGGCAGTACGCAAGCGCAAGCGGAACGTTCCAGTATTGTTTGGAACTATCTCCATGACCCAGCCTTCCGTTCCACTTTCATGCGTGACATAAAAGTCACCTATTTCTGGCACGATTACAGTGCTCATTATTTCCCCCCTATTTCATAACGTAATAACGGGCAAGTCTTGCCCTCGATAGTTTGATAGCAATTTCCGTAAACGGGATTAACTACGCCAACCGCTACCGCGCCCGCAAACACTATAATTCCAACCGCAATTAACGCTAAACCTATCATTAAGCCTTCATATACCTTGTTCATTATTGCCCCCTTAAAATTAGGGGCGGGGTAATTCCCCGCCCCTTCCCTACTTAGATAGATACTGGCAAACCATTTTCATGGATATCGTAAGTGCCAGATGACTCGAACACTTCGCCGTCACCCATGCGCTCGGATTCTGCTAGTGCGAACTGTAACGCTTCGATGGCTTGGCGTGTCTGCTCGACAGATAGATTAATCTCATGGCTAGCAAATACGCGGGAATTGTAACCGCCTGTAACGTCACGGAAAGCAATTTGGATAGTGCGTTCGCTGATATCGTTACTAGATACCCAAACGGAATAGATGTTCATGCCTGTATCGGTAAGGTTCACCGAATTGCGAATATGCTTACTCATATTTACCCCCTGCTAAGTCTGGCGTTGTTGCCATTAGGTAAACCATAATCGCTAACCTGTAATAAGTCCAGCATTGACACGAAAATAGTTATCCACAAATACGCTCGCTGTGGATAACCCCCCCACCCTTAAAGCGACACGCCCGAGCGAAGGGGGCCCAGTGCTTAGGGGTAGGTAACAGCTTGATTGGGCAGACAGTAGCCGAAGTTGCGCTATTAAATTCGGGGGATTACGATATGGATATGGAAAAACTTTTATATAACGTCAATGAAGTCGCTGGACTTCTCAATATCTCCAGAGCTATGATTTATGTATTGATTAAAGAAGAGAAGATAAAGACTGTGCATATCGGCAGGTCGATGCGTATTCACATTGATGAAGTACGGTCTTTTGTAGATTCTCTTTCTAAAGTATCTTAAAGTAGGAGGTAAGTATGCGGGCGAAGCGGTTAGTGACAACAGCTGGTAGATATGAGCTTTATTTTGGGGCGGGACAGTTTGATGATTGGTGCGTATTCATAAAATATGGGGATGACTATGAAGCACCTACAGATGATTGGTATTTCAGTAAGTTAGCAAAATGGGCCAATGTGAAATCTCCGCAAGACATTTATGATGACTTTGTTAAAATTTACGATAAGACAACCGAGGCAGTAGCCGAAGAAGTATTTGATGATATTCGGGGGATTGCGCTTAAGTATAAGAATCCAGAAGAAGTAGAGTTAGTATTTGCTATCTTGTATATGGGAATGATTGCAGAGGAGAACAAAGAGTACAAAGTGCTCGGTAAGAGGATTAAAAGGTTAGGGGTGTACCAGACCCTGATGGAGGGAGTGCACCCACGGATTAGTGCCAACTACTCAAGAGGCAAACGCGCTGACTATCTCCAGGAAGTTTGTAAGTTTCGCGGCTTCTAGCTGCGCTACACTTAAGGTTGATAGGCTTCGCTACCTGTCACAACGACCTGAACAAGTCGCAAAAAGGTTCAATACTCATTTAGCACAGGTAGCCAATGCGCGGTGTGATTACCACCAAAACGCCCCCGTCGGAGATGCTATAGTTGTTCTATGAGTAAAACCCAAGCAAAGCGCCAAGAGCGGTTAGAGCAGGCTAATGAATTTGTTAGAGCTCGTCGCAGGGCTCAGTTAGAAATCTTTGAGTCCAACTTCAACGTTGGTGTGACTATGTTCCTGGATAATAAGGATAAGTTGAGCGAGGAAGATATTGCCACCATCGAGGCACAGATGGAGCAGAACCAGCGCATCATTGATGAGTACAAGGCGACGTACGATTTGTAAAGAGTGTGGCAACTGTTCCACCGAGCACGGCGCCCGAACTATAGATGACGCAGTTGACGCGGTTTTAGATTCACCCATTTAGTACCTTTATCCCGTGCATTTCTTAAACTGGGTACTGGATAAACAAGAAGCCCCTGGCAACCTAGGGCTCTTTGCTAAAGTTGTCTGGAACGATATTAACAACGGCTGCGGGGCGCGTTATACCTCACCAGTTGAGTGGCGTATCCATTTCAATAAGAAACACCCAAAGACCGCTGAAAAACTCTCGCAGCTCTTATCTGTTGCTTACACTGAATACACAAAGAGTTTAAGCGATGAAAACAAAAGTAAATAAGGGATACTAGGGTTATGATTAAAGACCCAGCGTTAGGAAAGAGTAAAGCTGAGCGCAGCGGTGTAATCCTACCCGCCCGCGTTTCTCGCAATAACGAATTCCGAAATGTCAGTGTGGGTCAATACAGTGGGCCACGTCCATCGTATCAACGGTACAACGTATCAGAGCAAGCGCAAGATATTTTAAATCGTCAGAACAGGAGCTACAACCGATAATGGCTAGAGTAATTAAAGCTGCTGGTGAAAAACACACTGTTAAGAAAAATAAAAATGGTGACATTATTGTTGACCACGCTGGCAATACAGGCAAGTATGACAAAATCAACTTAACTAAAAAAGCTGGCGCAAAAAATATTCAACAAGGTGTTAAGGCTGTTAAGAAATACCATCGGACAACAGGTAAATAAATGGCAAAGACTCCAGCATGGCAACGTAAAGAGGGGCAGAACCCAGAAGGCGGATTAAACGCTAAGGGTCGTGCCTCTGCTAAAAAAGAAGGCCACAACTTAAAGCCACCTGTGTCTAAAGAGACCGCAGCTAAATCTCCTAAGTCTGCTGCTCGTCGTAAATCATATTGTGCTCGTTCTGCTGGACAAGCTCGACAATTTCCTTCAGCAGCTAAAGACCCAAATAGTCGTTTAAGTAAAGCGCGTAGAAAGTGGGATTGTTAATGGCTGACCCCTGCTGGGCTAACTATACTCAATTTGGTATGAAAGAAAAAGATGGCAAGCAAGTGCCTAATTGCGTTCCAAATAAAGAGAAGAGTAAGTAATGTCTGAGACTAAAAAATTTGGGCCATATAAAGGTTCTGAAGCTAATGGTGGACGCCCTATCTACGTTTACAAGAAAAAGGTAGGCGGTAAGTGGGTAACTACTTCTAAGAATAAAGCCCGTGCTGATTATGAATCAGAAAACGGTAAGATTAAGTCTAAGAATAAAACAGTTGACCACAAAGACAATAACCACAATAATGACTCTAAGGGCAACCTTCGTATCCTAGATAAGGGTAAGAACACAGCTAAAGAGAACAAGCGCCGTGCGGGTAAAAAGGAGAATGAGAAGTAATGAAGCCTAGTGAATCTCAGTGGGACAGAGAAGAAGACCAGTCAAAGCTTGCCTCTAAAACAGGTGACTCTAGTCACGAAATCTCTGAAGAAGAACAAGAGTACCTAGATAAGAAGAGGCCTTACTGATGCCTATCTATCGTAAAGGTGATGACCAGTTTGGTTTAAGAGAAGCTGCACAAGAGCAACGCGCCCATGACTATGCTATGGAAATTGGTAACGTAAAAGACATGTCTGCGGATGACCAAAGTGGTTTTACTGGAGCTCGCATGGCTTTTACACCTATTGTTGGGGGAGTAACGGCAAATATGAGATTTGCCCCAGTTAGTGGTACAGAGTTAGCTAAACACAAAGCAAAAATGAAATCTGGTGCTATTAATTACGATAACATGAAAAATAATGACCATAAAGTGGACCCAACTGAGCGGTATGAAAAAGGAGCTTATTAATGGAACCAACAGAAAGTCAATTTCCTGAAATAACTGAGTCAGCTGCAGCCGCTCATTGGAATGGTCAACGCATTGGATATCATCAATATATTACAGCCGCAGATTTAGAAAAAGATGCTGCTGAAGGCCAGCCTAGACCAATTAGTGGTGCAGGGTTAGCTGAAGGTAAAAGAGATAGAGCTCTTGTAAAAGGTTCAATTGAACAAATACCAAGAAATCAGAAAAAAGCAAACCAAGGTAGTGGCATCATCCAAAGTGGGCGCCTTGTAAAAGGCGGAACTTTAGAGCTTAAACAAGACCTTGATGCAAAGAAACGTGGTAAATAATGGAACCAACCTCTAAACAATTTCCTGCTATCTACCGCAAGGGTGGAGACCAGTCAGAACTTTCTCAGCGAGCAAATAAGCAACACGGTGAAGAAACAATTAATAAACTTGGAATGACCGCTGCTCAAGAATATGATTATGATGTTAAGTCAGGTTTGCAAGGCGCAAAAAATATTGTTAATCTAAACCCTACTGCTCAAGAAGCCATTGAAAACCCTGGCTCTCTTGGTGGGCCAGTAAGTGGAGCTGCTTTGGCTAAACTTAAGGTAAAGAAAGTAAACGATAAAAAGACAAAAGAACGAGAATTAAAGCGCCGATAAAAAGACTGGGGTAGCAATGATTGATACGCAAGATAGAGAACTTACTCTTAATGATAGGTGCGACTCTTGCGGTGCTGCCGCTAAAGTAGTTGCTACCCTTTTAAATGGCGAGTTATTGTTCTGTGGTCATCATGGGCGCAAATTTAAAGCTTCTTTGCTGCTTAAGGCAGCCAGCGTATACGACCCAGAGAGCGAATTAGATTTAGTACAATAGTTCTCTAGTCATCGGGAGATTGATTGAGAGCACTGCGTCTTTTCGCAGCACTATTTGTAGCAACATACGCAGCTTTTTTTCCAGCACTATATCCAACACCAGCTTTGGGCGTTACTACAGCTACAACTCTAGCTGAGTACAACGCTCAAATTTCTGCTGCCACCGCAGAGATAACTCTTATACAAGGGCTTCTTACTACCGCGCAACAAAATGTAGATTCTCTAACTGAGATAGTTGCAGCTAAACAATCTGCTGTTAATACGGCTCAATCAAATTACGACAATAATCTTATTGAACAAACCTCTGCGTCTGGTTCTGGTTTAACCGCCAAGGTATACAACAACACTATTAGCAGAACTCCTAATGAAGATAACCTTTGTACAACTACTACTGTAAGCCAAATTTATTTTCAATGGGGTAGCGGTGGAATTTTAGGTTGTAATCCTGACAGGGTAACTGTTCATTTTTATGGCACTATCACTGTTCCTACAACTGATACTTATAGATTTAGAAACATTGCTGATGATGGCTTTTACATGACTATTAACGGTCAAGTCGTTATCAATGAGTGGGTAGATAAAGGTTGTAACGGAGCTTATGGCTCACAAATTCAATTAACTGCTGGTACCACATACACATTAGATGCTTGGTTTTATGAAAACGGAGGTGGCGCATGTTCACTTCTTTATTACCAAAACTCATCTAATGTCAGCGCAGTACCTGCTGCTTGGTTTGGTCAAACCGCTGTAGTAACTATGATTAAAGACCCAGCATTACTAGCTATACTTCAAACTGCTCAATCTGAGTACAACACTGCTGTGCAAAATTTAACTGCTGCTCAAGCAGTTGTTACTCAATTACAAGCAGATTTAGCCGCTGCTCAAGCCGCACTTGCTGCTATTCCACCATATACAGCGCATGTGGATAGCCCTAGTAATTTAGTAGCAGTATCAGATTCAGCCACCGCAACTGTTGCTTTAACTTGGTTTGCTCCTACTACAGGCGACCCTGTGGAACGTTACGCAATTTCTTGGACAACTGCGGGTTCTAATGGTTGGGGAATTGCTACTGGAAATGTCGGGGATGCAAATTCTCTAAATACTTTTATAAACATAGATTACTCTGTAGTAGCACAAGCGGGATTAGGAAAGACTTACACTTTTACTGTTCGTTCAGATAATGACACTCTTAGTTTATACTCTGCCGTTTCTAATTCTGTGGACGTCTATCTTCCTGCTCCGCCCAATATTCTTCCTTCACCTTCTCCGTCCACCACACCCCAGCCCACCCCAGAGCCATCAGTAACACCCAGCCCAACAGAAGAACCTTCTCCATTACCTAGTCCCTCGCCATCGCCTTCGAGCGAGCCAAGTCCAGAGCCATCTCCAACTCCGACACCCTCAGAGAGCCCAACCGCAGTTGTTTCTCCAGACCCAACACCCGAACCTTCAGTGGAGCCGACCCCAACACCCACCCCAGAGCCAAGCCCAACACAAACATCACAACCAATAGAACCGACTCCATCACCTACTCCTCCGCCTGTAGACGTGCCCGTTGTAACTCCAACGCCTTTGCCAACGTACGTTGAGCCGCCTGCTCCAGAACCTCAGCCGTCTCCTGAGCCATCTCCTGCCCCAATACCTTCTCCGACTCCTGAACCATCTCCTACTCCTATTCCTGAACCTGAACCAACACCCGAACCTCAGCCAGAGCCGCAACCACAGCCTGAGCCTTCACCAGAGCCATCCCCAGAGCCTGAACCTGCTCCTGAGCCTGTACCCGTACCAAGTCCTGAGCCTTCTCCAGAACCTGGACCTGCGCCCGAGCCTGCTCCAGAGCCAACTCCAGAGCCTTTGCCTGAGCCACCTGTGGTAATTCCTGACCCTGATGGTTCAATTGGCGAGCCACCTACTGAGCCACCCACAGAAGAGCCATTACCACCCATAGAACCGCAACCACCCGTGGAAGAGCCTTCAGAGCCACCCGTAGAGCCCGAGGAGCCTCCTGTGGTACCTGAGCCACCTGTGGAACCAGAGCCAGCACCAGAGACACCAGAGCCAGAGCCACAAAATCCGATAGAAGAATCACCTAAACCTCCTGTAGAAAAACCTGCTCCAGAGCCTATCACACAGGTTGAGGAAACTAAGGCTGCCGTAACAGAAGCTTTGTCTGATGGAAAGATTACCGCAGCCGATAGCGTTGCTATTTTGGAGTCTTTAAACGCAGATGGAAAGGTCACCGCGGAAGAAGTTTCTACTTTGTCCGAGGCTTTAGCCGCTGATGGAAATCTAACCACCGCCGAAAAAAAATTAGTTGCGGATGCTCTTATTGAATCAGTTGCAGAGGGAGAACCTCTTACCAAAGAACAAATCCAAGATGCTGGTATTGAGTATAAAGACCTTCCAGCGGAGACCCCTGTTGAGGTTAGACAAGATGAAAAAGGAAACGAAGTAGTTATTACCGCAGAAGTTGCTGCAGCACTTGTGTTGTTAGACAACCCATCAGAATTACTAAGTCAAGTATTTTCTGACCCAGGACAAGTCTTATTAGCACTTGGAAGTATCGGTTCTGATATGTCAAAACAAGAACGAGAAGAAAGCACAAAAGCAGTTGTTGCCACCGTTATTGCTGGTGGCGCAGCTATTAGCGCTGCTGCAACTGCGGCAGCTAGCACTAGCACTGGAGGAAGTTCCTCTGGTGGAAGTTCTGGTGGCGGTTCCGCCTCTGGAGACTCAAAAGGCGTTAGGAGACGCAAACCGTGAGAATACTAAAAGACATGGTTGACCAGTTATGGACTCTCCTTGGCATGTTTATTGCCTGGGTAGTCCTAGATGGCAGCGCAAAAACAATCGTGGGCTATGCAATTTTGGGCACATTATTTGCTTGGTCTATTACTTATCCACTACGAAACCCAAAGGATGATGAATAATGAAAAGTTTAAAGAATATATTGATGCGTATTGTGGCAGTATTTGCTGCAAGCGGTCTTGCAGTTATTGGCGCTGGCGCAGTTGCTGGTATTTCAGTTGTAAAAGCTGTAATGGTTGCTGGTCTAACAGCAGTTGCTGCAGTTGTTGAAAAATTGGCTCGAGCATTTATGGATGACGGAAAGCTAACACTAGACGAAATCAATGCCGCGTTTGCAACTGTAGATAAAGGCGCAAAAACTGTTGCTGATGTAGCAGTTGAAGAACGTCAAGCAGCAGACAAAGCAGTTAAAGAAGCAGCACTAGACCCAGACTATAACTAAGGAGTAAGTATGGCAGCAGCAAAAGGCACAGTAGCATTAATGCTTGAAGTGGCTCGAAAAGAAGTTGGTACTATTGAAGGCCCAAAAGATAACCAAACAAAATATGGCGCATTTACTAAAGCCAATTTTTTACCTTGGTGTGGAAGTTTCTGTATGTGGGTTTCAAATGAGGCAGGCGTAAAAATCCCTAATACTGTTTCTACAGTTGCGGGTGCCGCAGCATTTAAAAAGATGGGCACTTGGTTTGATGCAAATTGTGGAGAAGCACCTCGTCCAGGCGACATCCTGTATTTTGATTTCCCAGGAGACGGCGTAGACCGAATTTCACATGTTGGCATCTGTTTATCAGATAATGGCGATGGCACTGTTGAAACTGTAGAAGGTAACACTACAGCTAAGAAAAAAGGCGACCAACGCAATGGTGGCGAAGTTTGCTTGCAAACCCGTGGATATAAGGCCAATAAAAAGAAACTTTCGGTCTCAATCGTGGGTTGGGGAAGACCCAACTACAAAGGCAATGATGTAACGGCTTCTGTGCCTGTTACAACGGCCCCAGCGTTCCCAGGCACAATTACACCAGGAGATAAAGGCGCTGCCGTTAAAACGGTTCAGAAGGCTTTAGGACTACTTGCTGATGGAGAGTACGGCCCAGCTACAAAAACCGCGGTTATTGCATTTCAAGATAACCACGATATTTTAGATTCTAACGGAATTGTCGGCCCAAAAACTTGGGCAGAACTCGTAAAGTTTCTATAAATGGATGACGCCGAACGCATACGGTTATGGACTTGTGCCGTATGCGAAAAGGTGTTTGTAATCCCTAGTCTAGCCAGGTCTTGTGAAGAAAAGCATTTTGCTTAGTGAGAAAAACAGTACATTTTAGGAGACCATTGCTTTATGTCTAATTTTACATTTAATAGCGCCCCAAGCGGTAATAGCGGTGTACGAGGACTTACTCGTCAAATTGGCGCTGTACTAGGTCTTAGTTCTTTAAAAGGCGGAGGAAAAGGTGGCTCTAGCCTTAACTACGCTCAACAAAAAGCCTTGCTTACTCAGAAACAAGAGCATGAAACCAATCTTACTAATGTAAGGGCTCAACACGATTTAATGGGTAAAGTTCACGGAAATGTTCTTGGCGAAATGTCAGCCGATGCTGCTGCTACTCGTACTAAAAAAGCCGAGGCTACTAAAGCTCGGAGAGAAGCTAAGAAGGCTAGAGTTGCTGCCGACACTACAAAAGCCGATAGAGAGCATGACTACGCACAACGTCAAGCTGACAGAGACCATATTATGAACACTCTTGGTAATGTTGATACCAGTAAATTTAAAGGAATTAATCTTAACACTGGTTCTGCTACTTTTCATCCACAGCGTCAAGGCCAGCAATATCCAGATGTTGACTACTAAATCAAATGGCTAATAAAAGGAACCTTGTTCCTAAAGAAGATTTAACGTCTGAGTCCTTAGAGACTATGAAGCGGGCTCAATCAAAAATGAGTCCACGCCAATTTCGTGAAGCTGTAACAAGAGCTAACGGCGCTGTCACAGGTGTAAAGACTCATATGTATGACGGTAAGCGTTGGGGCGTATGAGCCGCAAAAAAGAGTTCTTTAATATTACAAAGCCAATCTTGGTTAATGACTCAAGATTTGGGCTTCGCAAGATGTTCTTAACTAAAAGTGGGGATGCCAAAAAAGGTGTCTATAACAATCCTGGAAAAGGCGCAAATGGAGAAAGTGCTTCATAGTCTAGTAGGACACCAGAAAAACCCACCATTAAACTTAATTAGCCTCTAAGCGCATGGGGCTCGATACCACTCTAGAGAAAAGGTACTAACTAATGGCAGTAAACAACAACGGACACTTGCTTGATGATTCAGGCAATGTCGCAGTAGATTTCGTATGGGGCCCATTTCCTGTACAACCAAACGACGAACGCGCTGGTGCAGTTACTCCAGCAAATATTGGTGGAGGCTCTGGTGACTACGCTTGGTCAGCAACAACTCGCGTTGCTTCAGGACGCCTAGACCCAGCACTTGATAACCACGCAAACGTAGAAGCAGGTTGGGCTAATTACCCTTCTTACACACCAGCTGCAGGTAACTTTATTGTTACAGCAGTATCGGGCAATGGCACAACTGTTACCTACACATCACAGAATAACTTAGCAGCAGGTGACGTTGTAAACATTACTGGCCTAACTGCTAGTGCGTACAACTTGTCTTCAGCAACAGTTGTTACAGCTAACAAGTTGAAGTTCACAGTAACTAACTCAGCTAACGCTGGTGAAATTACAGGTCAATACGGCAAGGTACAGTCAACAACTGCTGCTTCAGGCGGAGACGGTGCTGGAGTTGGCTACATCGTAGTACCAAGCGTCATTGGTACCACTACAGCAGTAGCACTTGATTCTCTCAAGGATGCTGGCTATGAGGTAGGAAATATCACAACAGCTGCAGCAGCAACTAACGCCGCTAAGTCCATTTCAGCAGCATCTCGTACAGCAGGTTCTAACACATTGACTTTGACAACTGGCGCAGCCCATGGCTACTCAGCAGGTCAACTTGTTACAATCACATCTGTAGATGCTTCAGCAAATGGAACATGGATTGTTTCAGGTGGTTCAGGTACAACTCTTACTGTTGGTACAACACCTACCTCAGCACTTTCACTTACTGGTCTTACAGGTTCAGTTGTGGCAGTTGCAGGAACAATCAAAACACAGAGCACAGCAGCTGGAGCATCTTCAGTCGCAACATCGGCAACAATCACAATTACACCTTGGGCATCAGCTTCATAAGCTTCCCACTAAAAAAGCCCCAGCCAATTGGCTGGGGCTTTTTTATTTAAGCTACATTTAGTTTTCGTTGTTGTTTTAATTGTTTTCGTTCTGACTCTAACAATCCGCCCCATGCTCCAAAAACATCATTGTCTAAGGAGTACTCAAGGCACTCTTGTCTAAAATCACAACCACCGCATATTCTTCTTACATGTCCTATAATTTTAGATGCTTCCAGAGCCGTTTCTGGAAAAAATATTTCGGGGTCAGTTTGTGCACACGGTTGAGAGCCGTCAAAATAGGGAGCCTTGTAAGTACTATTGTCCATGTATTATTCCTTTGGAAACGTTTTTAAGAAACTTTCGTATCTTTCACCATTAGTCTGATTTGGGTACACCTTCCACGCTGACCAATCTTTTCCACCGTTAGACATGTGAAACGCTATCTCAGCGTTTGTAACTGGGTCAAAGAGGTCTGCATTGGAGTCTAGGTTGAACTTCTCTCGTCGGTCTTCCCCTAGGCTTCCAATCATGTTGATTTGGAAGACTCCATATGAATTGTCGCCAGTGTTACGGTTTCCGTTGTGCGCTATTGGTCGACCATTTGATTCTTTCATAGCAACTGCCCAAGCGGTCTTGAGAGCTTTTCCCTCAAAACCAACCGCTTTTAATAAATCCTTTAATTCTGCTTTAGTCAAAGACTTAGCTTCTTTAAATGAATCTAACGGGCTCACAACTGTAACTACTTCTTCTGGTACTACTGGTTCCGACATTGCTATCGGACAGCTTCCCAAAAAAATAAAAACAGTTGCTACTACTGCTGTACGTTTTCTGATATTAAGCATTGCTGCTCCTCTCAGTAGGCAAAAGCCACCTTGTGGGTGGCTTCGTCATGTACTAGACAACCAAAGAGTTACAGCGTATGTCAAGTTGAAACAGAAAAATTTATTTTAGTGAGACAAAAACCTCATTATTCTCTTTAATTAGACATACATATTTAATATTTATTGAGATTTGACACGGACAACTATTCTTTGCTACGCGTATTTTTACAAAGAATAGGATACTTATGTCTGCTGGTGACATCGCTACTTATATTGCAATTGCCTTACCTTTAGGTGGTTTTTTTACTTGGATACTCCGTCACTATTTAGCTGAGCTTAAACCCAATGGTGGCTCATCTTTAAACGATACTATTAAGTTAGAGATTCTCCCAATGATTAAAGAAATGCGGGATGATGTCACTGAAGTAAAAGTAAGCCTTGCTAAGCTCGAAGGTCGTTTTGAGCAGCATGTAGAAGAAGGAGAATAAATGAATAAAGCAATGATTGAATCTTATTTACGCAACTTATTAGGCCAAGCAATTGGTGCGATAACAATAGTTATGCAAACTAGCGGAATTGCTAACCCAACAGACTTTACACAACACGAATGGCTTTTAGTAGCCAACGCTCTATGGGCATCTCTTGTTCCAGTAGCTATGCGCTATGTGAAGAAGAGCGACCCTGCGTTTGGCTTAGTAGCCAATTTAGTGGTTAAAGAAGTTGATACTAAATTAAAAAAAGCAGCTAAGAAAGCCCCAGTAAAGAAGAAGTAGCGGGAAGAGACCAAAGAGGGCGCCTTCGGGCGTCCTTTTTGTTTTTATGCGGTAGAATCGCTTCTAAGATTATTTAAGGAGCTCCAATGGTTAAATGTGCTAATTGTGAAAAATCGGCAAAATATACAACCGCTGACGCTGGAGTTAACCCAGTAAGTTATTGCGCCACTTGTTTACCACTATGGTTACGAGCACGGGCAGTACAAGGTGACTTTCCATTAGTAGCTCCTATTACTGGAGATGAATGAGAGTAACTCGGGTTAGGGCAATTCAAGTTCATCCAATTCCAGAGCGGATGGAAAACCCTCAAGGCCCATTTCCTAGAGATTTATTTAGAGAACCTGAAATTGTTTCAGATTATGAACCTCAATATAACGAAGACGGCTTAGGATTTGAGCCAGGAAGTACATCACAGAATAATTACAAACCCCTTAAATACTTACGTTGTAAAGCATGCTTGGAACGAGTATTAGAAACTGAGACTGACTCTCACGTCTGCGAGGAATAATGGCATATAGAAGTGCAAAATATCGTGCTGGTATGGCTCGGTTATCCGAAGACTTATCTAGCCTTGGCCCATTAAATGATATGGAAGTCTTTACTCCTGGAGACGTTGAAGAACGCACTCCAGAGAGTTCCGATTACCATCCTCAAACAGCACCAACTACAGCCCCTACAGCAAAACATAAAAACCCAAGAGCAAGAAAAATTGCTTACAGTAGGTCTGCGGAAAAGCTAGTTGTTAGATTTTGGGACGGTACCTGGTGGGAATACAATGGTGTTGCTTACGATACTTGGAACGCGTTAAAGTCCAGCAACTCAACTGGTGGGTTTCTTTGGAATAATGGGTTTGACCAACGAAATCGAAGTGTTGGACTAAAGTATCCAAACTCTGGTATTTTTAACCCTGATGAAATGCCTCCCGAAGTCCGAGTCCTATTTAACGAGAACTAAATGAAACTATACGGCCCACTATATGTAAATGTAATTCAGTACTATCACCGCAACTTTTTTCCTATTGTGGAGAAGGGTTGGTCTCAAGAGACAGAACACCCTTACCGCAAAAGCCGTTGGTGTTTAGTTCTTCGCTTTCCTTTTACTAAGCCTGGGTTTGTG